TATCTTCTATTGAATTAATATCAGCATAAAAAATAATGAGACTAGCAAACAGCCTTTCCTGTTTACTTAGTTCCGCATCTTGTAATGCGTTAAAACAGTCCAAAACTATTCGATAGTCTCCGTTGTTTCTTATTTGAAATTCCGTACCCTCGATATTTATCTTAGTAGGTATTTCGTACATATTTATTTTCCTGTATATTTATCTGTATATTTCTTAATATTCTTCTGCATCAACTTATATTCTTTATCCATATTATTTTCATACAGACTAATCAATCTATCTAAAATATGTTCAAATCTAAATTGACCGTTGAAAACATCATACATTGTACCTTCTGGAGCACATGTATCAGCTATATCAGAATCAAAAATATAATTAATTAAATCACGCATTTCGCCATCAATTTCTTTTAGTGTTTTTGCTGTTTCTTCAAAATCACTATCAGACATTGACATAGCACGATTACTCAAATCCTCGAGTTTTTGATAACTATCTTGGATTCTACTTAAAATTGACATATCAGAAGTATTCAATTCAATAATACGATTTTCATCACCATCAATTGTAAATTGTTTTTTACGGGTAATTGATAAGTCAATATTTGCTATTTTATTGGTTGCCATAGTATCCCTCCTCTATAATAGTTACTAATTAAAGACTATTGGATGCCGAGAAAACGAAATCATCACTCAACTTACTAACAGTACCATTTGTACAGTTATTACTCAAATATACAGAAATTGGCATATTAACATTAGAATCGCCACCAATACTATTATAAATAATAGTACAACCAATATGTTTTTCTGCCTCATATGCTCCTGATGTACCTGCAAATGCAGTAATAATATACACAGTAAACTGGTCTAACTCACTTAATGCATTACGTTTTCTGATATCATTAAGTTTAGCACCGAGTTTAGAACCACCCAGAATAAGATACGGGTCAAAATCTTGCTGAGGCTGGGTTCTATTTACATCAGTATAGTTAATACCGAGAATATCTGTAGTTGTTTCAATATCTGCATTATACTCAATACTAGAATCTTCGGTACGTCTACCTAAGATTTCTCTTGTTTGAGTAGAACCTTCCATCCATTCAGCTACAGTAATAAGTAATTTACGTTCGGCTCTTTGATTTGTTGCCAGATTAAATTGTGTTACTGACATAATATTACCTCCATATTACTTTACTTGTGTCTATATATTTTATTTGAATTGTTACACTATATACAGCTAACGGTGGTGAAACTTGATTGTCCACACCATCGAATTTAGGATTATCAGTTGTTGTTAATATTTCATCTATTTCACAATCACTACCAAAATTTGGGTAATTCTTTAATGTTTCTTGCTCTTTTATCCAATCTATGAGTGCTTGAATTGTAGCCATATCAGAAACATTTTCATTTTCCCAATCCTTTACTTTTGGTACAGCAATATCTGTTGTTGATTTAAAAGTAATAATTGTAAATGTATACATTTTACCTATACTACCATCAACGTAATTACGATTGGTATAAACATCGTTTGAAGTGGTTAAAAACTGATTGGCATTATTTTCAGTATTTATGAAATTAAAGTAAAGAGGACTATTAACAATAGCAGGACAAGTTAATAAATAATTTATTACAGCCTGATTCTTATCTATCATATCTTAACTCCTTTTTCATAATCTCTGATGCATAATCAGCGAGGTCATCAAATAAAAATTCTCCACGTTCTAACAACTCAGTCCAATGTGACATCGTTCCGGGAGTATGTCTATTCCAGTTCCAATCATCTGCATCATGCTGATATTTTGCATATTTGCTTGTTTTACCTACAGACGGAGAACCCCAAGCAAGGTACGTTGACTTTCCATTTTGTACAACATGAAAACTTGCTCTTAAATCTCCAGATTTTTTAGGTACAAACGGTTCAACTAAATCATTTGCTCTCTGTGCAATTTTATATCGTATTTCTGGATTTTTTGTTAATGCAACAATTGGGTCTGTTACACGTTCTTTTACAGCTTTTCTTATGTCACTTGAACTTACTCTAAAATAAACATTAGCCATTATTATATACCTCTTACATAATAATGCTCATTACCTCTACCACCACCAGTGTTATTAGACCACTCTTCTATTTTAAGACAACCTTGAGTTTTATACTTATCTAATAAATCAGACGAGCGATATCCGCTTTGATACTCATTTATATCGTCAGAAACTTCACCTTTAACAATTATATCACCCACACTTAATGTAAAATAGTCAGACATTTTATCATTAGGCTGTGATTCCCACTCATGTCGCTCTAAAAAATTACTATTAATCGGTATTCTACAAATAATGTTTTTAGTATCTAATACAATCTTATCAATAGTAACTCTATCACCACTATGTTTCCAAAAACAACCAGATACTACTTTTCTATACCATGTTATAACTTGAGTTAGTGGGTCTTCGTATTTATTATATATTGTTATGGTAGTATTCCACCAACTTGGATAATGATTACTCATCTGGATATACTCCTCTATATAATAATTTATGTCCTAAAGAATTTCGTATTCCTTGTAAATACATTCTAATAATATTTCCCATTTCTGTGTCTAACGTATTTACAGCTTCTTTAGCAGATAATGTATTATACATGGTAGTTACACCATCGTTTGACTCTTGTATAATACCAGGTTGTATTACACTTGAATCACTACTGTCTGGTGATTTTGTAGCTAATGCGGATTGTCTATCTAATATCAACTTGATTAGTCTATACATACATTTTTTAAGTGCTTGTGGGTATTCAGTTTCCCCATGAAGCCTATTAAATGTCCACCAATCAATAATAGAACTCGCTTCAAACTCAAGGTCGTTAAAGGTGGTTTCTTCAATATCTTGACCACCCATATCGGCATATTCATCATAAGTCAAATACATTGAATCCACCACCTTCTACAATCAATCTTATCCCAGAGAGATAATTCTTGCAATCGGAATAGCTTTGCTGTCGATGTATTTCAGAGCATCGCCAACACCGCCTGTATTAACAAGTTCCCAGTTAACTCCGTTTGCTAACTCTGCATTTGTCGGAGACAGAGTGGACATAACTTTCTTAGTAAAGCTAATACCATAAGGAGCGAAGCACTTTCTCTGTCTGTTATACAGAGTATCCTGACCACCGTTGGTCTTCGGATCCCTTGCCATTTCAGCAGGAACCTTAGCACCACAGTTAGTATACTCAATAGCACCATCACCAAATACATAAGTTGTATAAGATGTATTAACAACAGGAGCGGTAGTTGTTGCTACAACATATTTACCGTTATTAGAAACAACAGCAACACCAGGAGCACCAATTCCATAGTAACCAGTATTTTCTGTAAGTGTTAATACATTAGCTGTACCACTAGAACCACCAGCGGCTGTATATACATCACTACCAGCAAGTGCGGTTGCAAGTGCAGATACAATAGCGGCGGCAGATGTACTACCGGAAACTACTGTATGTGTAACACCAGCTACAGTGATTGTATCACCAGCGGCATATGTACCAGAAAGAGATACAGTATAAACACCAGCGGTTACTTCCTGTTTAACTGTGGGCATACTATCGTCAATCATAACAAGTCTACCATTAAGAGTGGCAAGACCTGTTTCTCTCTGCATACCATTAGCATCGTTGTACTTGAGATATACAAGAATCTTCATATTCTCAAGATGAGTAGCAACAGCACTATGCATAATAGCCAGTGTAAACTTATTCTTGTGGTCACCACATGCTTTCTGAATACCAGTATTCAGAGTTGTAGCATCCATAAACCCAGTTACACCCTCACTATTATTTTTAGCACGAATATCAAGTGTGTGAGACTCAACAAACTTAGCACCCTCAACATCTGCCATACCGAATACACCAGTAAGAATAGCAATAAGAGTATCCTGGTCAATCTCATCCCAATATTCAGCAACCTGTTGTGCTACGTTCTCCATGAAATCAACACCACCAGTGATATCATAGGAGAAATCTTTCTCTGTCCAAGCCTGTGCCCTACCAATAACTACTCTGGAATGACTAAATGTCTGTGTGCTTTGAGATGTGATGTTAGTAACACCATCGTAGTTAAGCGGAGTAGAACCACTAATAAGACCTTTCAGAGGTGTGGTTAAATAGTTACCACCAACCTGGTCTGCCATTGCAGTGGCAAGTTCTGGTCTTGCCACAACTGCTCTGGATTTTAAAAGTTCATTTAATTTAAGATTCGGTACTCTATCTACGTACCGCTGAAATACTTCACCGTTAAATATTTTTGAATCAAATTGCGGCATCTCTTAATCCTCCATTAAAAATTAAATACTGCATCAGGATTTTCATTTTTCATACGCATCATTTCAGACAATGATAACTTTTTCTCTTTATTATCCTGTGTTGAATCAGCAAATTTTGGTTTTGATTTAGTTTCATTGTTCTTCTTAACGAAAGCATCTTCATTATCTTTGGAGTAAATAGTAACAAAATCGTCAGCACCAATAATCTTGCCATCTTCTAATGTAAGTTTCTTTGCTAACATAGATTGAATAAAGTCTCTCTTTGCGGCATTACTTGTGAAGTCCTTATCATTTGCAAATTCTCTTACAGCAAATTCATAAGCCTGGTCAGCAAGTTGTTTCTGATAACGCTTTGTTTCCTTATCATACTTTGATTGCAAATCTTTCAAATCTGTTGCGGCTTGCTTTAATGTTTCTAAGTCTCCCGCATCATTCAGTGTTTTTTGAAAATTTTTTAAATCCTCATCTCGTTGGGTAATAGTTGTATTTAAATTGGTAATCTGTTGGTCTTTTTGATTAATCTCATTATCAAATTTTTGTTTAGACACATATTTACCTTCTGTCAAATCCACAAACTTTGCATCACCCATGATGGCTTCAAACTGCTCAAACGTAAGAGTACCATTCTCTGCCTTATCAAAAAGTTCCTTAATCGTCATGTTACACTCTCCTTTACATTCTATTTATATCTGTTATTTATATTTCCGCATTACAGTTTGCGGTAGAACGAGGTATTTTTAAATGTTGTTACCTACAACTTAATTCTCTAAGAGGAGTATCATATTAAATCAGAGACTTATGATATGATACTCCCTATTCAAGAGGAGGGATATGTTTATGGCTCGTATCCCACTTAAATTATACTATATATTACATATTTTGTAAATAGTTTTTAGAAATTAAATTGAATATAATATCACTTGGCATTTACACCACCATTTACACTAGGCTTTTGTCCTTCTATTTG